CTTTGCGACCAGATCGTCGGGGATGATGCCATGCGGCACCTTGGCAATCGTCTCGTGCACGGCCGCCGCCATACCGGCGATATAAAGGCACCAGAGCGACAGGGACTTCCATAGCACGTCGGCCCAGTTCTCGATCAGCTTCAGAGACATGTCGAACCTCATTTATGGGGGATCAAAACGCCCGGGTCGCCCTCGCCGAAGATCATGCTGCACATGGTCGAGGTGACGGATTTTCCGGCCGGGCGCTGCACCACAACCACGGTCCAAAGTCCCGTGCCCATGTTGCCGTACAGTTCCAGCTTGCGCCCGTCTGACAGCGTGCCGGCGGCGATCAGCGTCTCACCCCTCTGCGCCTGCAACGATGCCTGCAGATCGGCGTGACCGATGCAGATAAGCGGCGTCAGATCAGCAGTGGCCAGCGGAGTATTGGCCGCCGCCGCCCCCGCGACAATTGCGACACCTGCAGCAAGGCTGCGGATCATGGTCATTCCTCCCAATAATAGCCGACGCCCCGGTCGGTGCGGATGGCAGTAATTCCGGCGCGGCGCACCGCCTTCAACTGGCTATCAATCGACCGTTCCGAGGTATTCAGACTGGTGCCGATGGCGTCCATGATCTGGGCGCGCGTCCGCACATAGCCGGGCGTGGCGGCCAGATATGCCACAAGGTCAAAGGCCAGACGCGGCAGGCGCACGGGCTGGCCGTTCACCAAGACCGTGCGGCGATGTGGATCAACGATGGGGCTTGCTAGTCCGAAAGGCGCGCCATGCACTAAAAACTGACGCGGCAAACCGCCCGACATCATGGCGACCATCGTACCCCCGCCGTCCGAAGCTGAGACGACCACATCGCTCTTGTCGCCATCGCTGACGCTGACACCGCCGTCGACCGGCGCGGCCCAAGTGCCATCGGCCAGGTACAGGACACGGTAGGCATCCGCCATGCTCCGGCGAAACCATTGACCGGCCAAACGCCTGTGGCGATGTTGACAGGCCACGACCCGGCGAAAATCCGGCCCAGCGTCGAATAAACTCCGGTCGCGCCAATGTCGAAAATCGCCATCGGTCACAGCCCGCGCATGGTAACGGCGAGGATCGGCGCGTTGTTCGCCACCGCAACGGCATTGGTGTTGATCCCATAGATCAGCACGCCGCGAGAGCTCGACCCGACGCCGTTCGACACGTCGCTGTCGTCAAAGGCGACCACGGGAATGGCGCGGAACGAGGCGAAGAAATTGAGCGTCTGTGCGACCGCCGTCTTGGCGATGCGGACGTTACAGTCCAGCTTTTTCACATAGGACCGGCGCACCAGGACGGTGTTTCCGAATGTATCGACCGACGTATTCGAGTAGTCCACCAGCGTCACAGTCGGCCCGTTCTCTGTGTCTCCAATCGGATAGGAATAGGCCAAGGCAATCTCGGACACGCCAGCGATGCCGGTCGAAACCATCGGGCTGACCGTTATGTCGATGTAGTCTCCAACGTCGGCATTCAGGCCGGTGAAAATCGCCTCGATGGCATTGGTCGAGAATAGGTTCGAGATGATCTGATACTGCGAATAAAGCACGTCGCCCCAACGGGTTGCGTCCTCTATCCATTGATAGACGCCGACCGACGATGCCAGTTCGATCTGGAAGCTGGACACGTTCAGACCCGATACGTTGTTGCCGGTGTAACTGATGGCTCCATTGTAGATGTAGAGGTTGGCCCGGCCGCTGGCCGTGGTATCGCAGACCGCCGTGACGCTGATCCGGTAGTACCCGTTTCCGACTGCGGTAATCGCCCCGGTGCCGCCGCCCGAGTTCGTGATGGCAAGCGTCGTCAGATTGAATGCGGCTTGCGGCGTGGTCGAGAAGGACGTAGCGGCGAAGCGGATAGCCACGTCGCGGGTCGCGCCGACTGCGGCCCGCTTCACATAGGCCGAGGCGGTATAGGTCAGACCGGAGGTGTAGGATACCAGAGGGAATTGCACCTGATGGTTGCCGGTGCTGGCGTCCTCCTGAATGAAGGTGCCAAACGGCCCGCCGAATTGATCCTGCACCGCGTTCACGGTCAGGGCGGCAAGGCCCGTGGTAGCATAGACCGCATTCGACTGATCGGCCGAATAGGTGATCAGGTTCCGCCGCGCCGCGTCGGTATCGTAGTGCATGACGGAGACATATTTGCCCGTCATGCCGAACAGCGCCACGACCGACACTGCTGCCGTGCAGATCAGCCGATACCGGATATTGACCCCGGATTTCTGGCACTGGTTGGTCGTCACATTGTCGAATGGACGATACAGATTGTCCGCCCCGCCATCGGCCCACCAGACGCCGATGTTGGCCGCCACGAGAGGCGAATGGCCGGTGTTGCTCGCCTGCAGGGATTGATAGACATGGTGGCTGGTGGCGCTGAAAACGCGGTCCCCAAGGCCGTAAGTCGCGCCACCGGCATAGGCCGAATACGGGGCCAGCGCAGAGGACAAGTCCTCGCTTTCGATGCAGGATGTGAAGTCGATCTGTGACGACGTGATGGCGAGCGGCAGGGCGATGTTGAAGCTCATGTGCGTACCGACGGCATTCCGTCCCCATCCCACTTGTCAAGGGTATTCTTGGTCGCCAGTGCGTAAGCAACTGACGAAGCGCCGACGTTGGCCGCGTTCGATGCCATGCCGTTGATCGCATCCAGGATGGCTTGCAGCATCGCCATGCTGGCATCTGTGCTGGTGGCAGCGGCAAAGGTAGCAGCGGCGACCGTGGCGGGCGTGGACGCCGTGGGCGCTACGCCGTACAGCGCGTTGGCATAGGCCACTTGGTAATCGAACAACGATTTGAAGGTGCTTTTGTCCAGACTGTCGGCCAGTTGCTGTGCCGCCGCCGTCATGTCGTTCAGGCTTTGCGCGGCCGCATCAGCCGCCGCCTGCTGATCTTGCAGCGCCCAGACTTGCTCTTGCAGGGCTTGATTGGACGGGTCCAGCGCGTCAAGCTGTTCCTGGCGCAGCGCCGCCGTATTGCCCTGAAGGGTATAGAGTTGATCTTGCAGGCTGGTGCGCTGATCCTCGATTGCCTGCGCCGCCTGTGCCGAGGCATCGGCCAGTTGATTGATCAGGTCGATGAAATTCGACATTTCCGGCGCGAGTTGGATCAGCGCGGCAACTGCCTCCAGATCACCGGCCTGCTGGAACGTATCCACCAGCGCCTTGAAGGCGTCGGTCGTGGTCGGAATGGTGGTCACGCCCAGCGAGCCGAGTTGGCTTTGCAGATCGGCCGATACAGAGGCCAGTTGCTCGCTTTGGTTGTAGAAGTTCTGGAAATAGTAATCGGTCGCGTTGGTGAAGTCTGACAGCGACCCGTACAGGTTCACGATGGCATCTGCCGCCGCACCGGACGCGACCGAAATATCCGACAGCGGATAGCCCAGCATTTGCGCGGCGTTGTTGACCGCCACAAGGCTGTTTCCGAGTTCCGTCAGATACGCCGCTGCGCCGCCGGCACTGGCCGGGATTTCCAGCCCCGCCAAGGCCAAGGCCGCCATCGCATTTGCCGCGCCGCCGAACGCATTTGCAATCGCCTGCGACTTCTGTTCGTCGGTCATGCCTTTCAGGTCGACGTTGAAGTTGTAGGAGAATTGGTCGAATGCGCTGGTGCCGATACCCAAGACCGCCGCCGCGCTTTCCACGCTGGATTGCATGGCGGTAAAGGCGTCGTTCAGCGCCTGCACGCTGTCGCTGGTCAGGCTGGTGGTCGTGGTACTGGTACTGTTGAACAGGCCGAAGAAGCTGGACTTCTTGACCTTGTCCACTTCCTCGGCCGTCACGCCAAGGGCGGTCACGGTGCCTTGCAGGCTGTCGGACAGAAGCGTGGTCTTTGTCTGGAAGGCGTCGAAAATGAAGCCCGCGAGGGCCAGTTCCGGGGCGAATCCGGCAATGGCCGTACCGATGCTGCCCAGCCCGCCGCCGATGCCTTCGAGCGTCTTGCCAAGCGACCCGATGCCCGACAGCCCGCCGCTAATATCGCCGGAGCCGAAGGACTTGAGGGTGCTTTCAAGGCCGGGCAGAGCCTGCGACATATCGCGGATCGCAGCCGCCGCCGGGTGCGCCTGGTCGATCAGGTCTTGCAGGTTGATCGATACGCCCTTGACGGCAGGTGCCGCGCTGCCCGCCGCGCCGCCAAGACCGGTAACTGCGGCCGCAATGGGCGTGAGCGTTGCCAGTTGAGACGACATGTCGCCCATGAAATCGAAGCCGGTCAGCGTGCCTCCCGCGCCAGCGCCTCCCATGCTGCCGAACGATAGATTGGACGATCCGGGATACAGCGCCTGGTGCGCCGCCTGCGCCGCAGCAAGCCACTTGCCGGCGAGCGTCTCGACCTGTGCAATCGGTCCAGACAGCCATCCGGAACCGGGCTGCGACCCCCAGAGTTCGTCCGCAAATCCCTTGGCTGCTTGCAGATAGCCGCCCAGAACATCTGTATTCTGTTGCAGGTCGATAGTTTCAAGACCCGCCTTGGCCAGCGCTTCGGCCAATGCCTGCGCCTTGGGAGGCATCCCGTCGATGCTGCCATAGGTGGCAATCATCCACGTGTAGAGTTGCTGCGCAGCCAACGCCTGATTCTTGAGGCCCACAGAAGTGTCTAGCGCATCAAGCAGCGACTGCATTTCTTTGGCTTGCTGGATATTCAATTCTAGCGCACCGCCAAGCGGTGTCAGGGATACGCCGCCGCCCCGGCCTTCGCCTCCCTTGTTATAAAGCGCACCCACCGAAGTTGTCAGCGCATCAACCGCCGCCGTCATGGCGGTGACAGCCTGCACCCGATCAAACTCTGCGATAGTGTTCAGATAGGCTTGCGCCTGTGTGGCCATTACCCCGTATTTCTTGGCAAGATTGTCAAAGGATGACCCCGCCTCCGTGGCGGCTTTCTTGGCCCGTTCAACTGCGCTGGTGGCATCGTCTAGCTTTTTGTTGAATGCATCCATCGCGCTGGTACTGTTGCCCAGAACACTTTGCAGCAGCGGCAACCCGACCATCGCCAGAACGCCGACCGCCGTGCCAACGGCGCCGAATGCCAGCCCGATATCCGGCAACTGAACGGCGAGTGCACCAAGCCAGTTCCCCGTGACCGCGCCCTGCTGCGCCACTTGGCTCAACTGCTGCGACATCATGCGTATGTTGATGCCGCCGCTCATCGCGGCCAGCCCGGCCTTGTCGGCCTGCACGGCCACCCCAGCAAGCGCGGGCGGAACCGATTTGATGGATGCTGTCATGCCTTCCGACATGCCGACCACCGCCGCTTCGGTCTTGTCCGCTTGCGTGGCGACAGTTTGCATCGTCGCCACGGCCTTGGTTAGGTCCGTGGTGTCGGCTTCAAGAACCAGTTTTGCGGCTGATGTCATTCTGGTTCTTCCGTCTCATCTAGCGGTGATCGCGCCATCACATCTGCGCCGATGTGCTGTTCCCGCAGGAAGCAGACACTCATCAGGCGCAGTGCCTCGTAATCCCAAGGCCCCAGATCAAACCGCAGCAGCGCGGCGCAATCCCTTAGATCGGCCCAGCCCAACGGCTCATGGCCCATTGCCGTTGGTCGGATCATTCCGGTGCGGCGGAACGTGCCGAAAAGCGGATCGTCGGCCCCAGGCGGCAGGCTGGTATCGCGCTCTCGCAGCGCCCATACCTCTTGCCGCGAATACCCCTCGTATTCCTTCGGGCTGGCCGACAGGTGTCCGAGGTGGCGCGCGGCAAGAAGCAGGGCGCTCAGGCGTTTCCCAGGGCAGCGTCAGCCTCCGCAACAAAGGCCAGCACCTGCTGCGCAAAGCTCATGCCCGGTTCGGCTTCGGTCGGCATTCGCCACTTGGTCAGGTTCAGCACCGTGGCCGCATCCGCCGCCGTGGCGGGCGTGCCATCCTCAAGTTCCACGTTCCGAAACCCGGCCACGTGCGGGATGGCTTGCAGCACGGTTGCCCGGTGCAAATCCTCCGTGAGGATCACGTCGCCTTCATGACTGCGGAGGTCTTTCTGCGCCTGCAGCGCGGTCCGCACGGCGTCGGGGTCCAGCCGTGCTTCTGACCCTTTGACGATGACCATCAACGGCTTGTCGCCGTCGATCAGCGGTTCGTTGGTCTTGCGATGGCGCAGCGGCATTTCTACACCCGCATCCGCTTTGGACCGGGCATCTAGCTGGCTTAGTCTCATATCGGCTCCGATATTGCGGCTCTGGGGTTGCGCCGGGATAGGGGAGCCGCCACCCACCCCGGCGCGCGTTCACGCCCGGCGGAAATCAGACGTAAACGATGGCGTAGTTGGCATTCAGAAGCTGGGTGAAGCCCTTGTAATTGGACTTGTTCCGCGCCATCGCCTCACGGTTCCAGACAGAGCCGGAGCAATATTCGATCTTGCCATCCGGGTCGGTAAGCCGCCAAGACACCGGGTTATCGGTGTTGTTGTTGGTGGACAGGATCGTCTGACCGGCGTCCGCGCTGTCATAGCGATAGGTGACCTTGTTCTGACCGCCGTCGATTTCACCGGCGGCGCGTTCCTTGCGGCCAGTGGCCAGCGGCGTGAACTCAATCGCGGACGTCATGTCGCCGGTCGGATCGATGCTCTCGACCTGTCCAACAGTGGTCCAGGGCATGGAGCCGTAACCGGCGCTGTTGAAATTGACGGGCAGGCCGACGGAAACGGCAAGCGTTGCGCCAATGAAGGACTTGGAAGCGGCCATGTTCAGGCGCCTTTCATGCTGAGTGCCGCGTCATCTGCGGACGTTTCGGGGGAAGGTTCCGGGGCGGCTTCCGGGATCGGTTCGGGGTCAGCCTCAACCGCACGCGCGGGGGAGACTTCCGGTTTGGCTGCTGGCACTTCCGGCTCTTGCTCGGCATGGCGCGCGGGCGAAACTTCGGGATCGGCGGGCGCTTGCCGTTTCGGCGCGTCGCGGCTGATCGTCACGTCACCACTGGCCACCAGTGCAGGCAGCGCGCGGGCCATGTCAGACGCATCCAGATCGTCGTTTGCGCAGCGGCGCGTTTCGCTGGGCTGCATCACGCCCATCGGCGTCGGCAGAGGCCACAGGCCATTGTTTCGAATGCTGGCCATGTCAGAGGCCAACCACGTAGGCTTCCATGCCGACGTTCGCCGTGATGGAAATGGTGCCTTGCAGGTACGGCCAGATATCATCCAGGTAGATCGCCCGCGTGGCGGCGGCAGCGATGGCCCCGACCGCAAAACCGGTGGACGTATCAACCGGCTTCAGGCCGTCAACGCCGAAGGACGACGACGCAGCCGATCCGGTGATGACTGGCGATAGGGAGCCGCCCGTGATGTTGCGCAGATGGAGCCACTGGCCGGTTCCGCGCGTGAACGTGATGGTGTCGCCCGACGCCATAACGGTCGGAACCGGTGCGGCAACGCGCGAGGTGGCGCGGGTGTATTGGTTGATCGCTGCCATTTGGATGGTCCTTTCGCGAATGGCTCAGTCCCGCCAAAGCGGGTCAAAGCGGGTCAGGGTTTAGGAGGTCAGGCGGTTTGCAGGTTGATCCGAACGGCCGTGCGCCAGCGCATCCCGTCCCGCATCGGCTCAAGGAATTGCGGCTGGTCGCTGAAGAGCAGCGTGTTGCCGTCGCTCATGGTTTGTCGCGTGGCAGGCGGAAACAGCGTGGCCAGATCGCGCGCCATCGTATCTGCGTCCATATCGAAAGCATCGATATCGCTCACGACCGTTGCCATCAGAAACCCCGTCCAGACCGGCGCGGTCTGCATCAGGGTTGGATCATTCTGGCCTGTCGGAACCACCTGCAGCACGACATAGGGCAGAGCAAAATCGGTGATCTGGTTGGCATAGGTGACGCGCGGAAATTCAGCCGCATTGGCCCCGATGATGCTGTTGATCGTATCCTTGATCGTCGGCATGTCGGTCATTTGGTGTTCCGATTCACGGCCCGATCAACGTTGCCCGGCCAGGTTTCAGCCCCGATTTCCAGAAAGTGCGCACCGCCGTTGAAGTAGTTCCGCCCAAGGCTGTCCTGCCCGACAAAACCGTAATTTACCCGCGCGGCATAGACTGCTGTCCATGCGACATGCGCGATTGATCCGAGGGGCATGTTCGAAATCACCAGTTCTGCAGCGCCAGTACCAGCGCCCCGGTCGCCGTGAAACGCTGGCTTGACCGTGGCGAATGAGCCTTCGCCGTTGATATCCGCCGCCATGCTGTTGCGCAGAAAGCCGATGTCCACTGGCATCGGCCCACCCTCACTAAACGGCAGTCCGATTGCCACAACCGTGTCCTCAACGGCTTCCCGCATGATGACGGTCAGCTCATCTTCGGTCTTGGTCGCCCAGTCCTTGATCGAGGCGCTAAAGGTTCCCATCGGTCACGCGCCTCCTCCGGTAGAGGGCGACACAGCGGCACTGAATAGTGTCCTCCGCTGCCGCGCCGTGGCTGGTGTCGCCGGGAAATTCCATCCGGCTCCCCAGCTCGCTCACAAAGACATTCCCGAACGTCACCTTCTGCCTGTTCAGGTGCCGGTGACTGTCGCGAGTGCGGCCGTCCATTGTGGCCGACCATTCGACAATCACGTCGCTAGCTTGCATCTGACCCTTGTCGATGGCCTGCTGCCACGTTTCATGCCGCCCGGCACGCAAAGCATTCAGACTTTCCGTTCGCGCAATCGTCTCGCCGCGCAGCTTCAGCAAGCGGCTGCTGTAGTCCTGCACGATCTTGTCCACGTCTGCCGAGGCCAGCGCCTTACCGTCTTTCGCAGCCTTCTTGATCATCGCGTCAAACCGCTTGTCGCGCGCCAGCCGATCAATGAACTTCGTTGCCGTCGCCGGGTCGGATAGTTCGGCCCGCGCGTTCTGGACCCACTGCATCTGCTGCGAGGTCAGCCCGATAATGCCGCCTTCCCGCTTGCCCGTCGCCCGGTTGAGCCGCCCGACGATATCCAACGCGATGCTGCGCGGCCCCTGCCCCTGTTCCACCGCAGTCGTAATGAACGCCTGAATGCCGCTGCGCTGATCGTCCAGAATGGCCGTCACCAGTTGCGCCGAAGTCGCTTGCGCCCAGGCAATCGCGCGTGGGTGAAACCCATTGAAGCCCAGCACCACGCTTTGGCCAGTGAACGGATTTGTCACCCCCGGCACCATGCCGGCAACAAGCCCACCGCCCGCCCAGTAGCTTTGCAGCACCGGCCCCTGCAGCGCCGACAGCGGCACGCCGCTCTGCACAATCAGATCGGCCGCGCGCTGGTACATTCCGGCGCGAATGGCATCCTCGACCGCTGCCGCATCGGCCTGGTTGATGATTTGCGCAATCGCATCGGCCCAAGCCTGCGCAAAGGCCGGCTCCATCTGGTTGAGCACCGCCTGAATGTCGGCCGGCAGAAGGGCGTTCACGGCGCTGGCAGGAACATCGCCAACACGGATGCGAACAAGTCCGGGTCGGGTGGTTGCGCCGATGCGACGGGCAGCAGTCCCGGCGAGTGAGCGCGGAACCTGGACTCAAACTTGATCGGAATGGCAAGCCCATCGCACGTTACGGCAATGTTAGTTTCACCGTTGAAGGTTGCGAATTCCAGTTGCGCCTTGGTCAGGTCAACCCCTGACGCTGACAGATAGGTTAGCGCAGCCTGATACTGGGCGGCGATCAGATCGGCGTCGGTCATGTCGCTGCCATGAAGTAGGTAAAGCGCACGGCTTGGTCTTCGCAAGGGATGAAACTGGCCTTGCCCCGCAGAAGCCTTTTGGCAATCGTGCCGCCGCGAATGACACGCTTCCAATCGTAACCTCGGACGCCGACAGTGGCACTTCCATGATCAAGGTCGCACTCAAAAACATCGTCGATTTCTTTGCCGTCCAGCGTCACAGTGCCATGCCATCCGTCGGTAGATGAAATGATCTTGCTCATGTCGCCAAATCCACCTTGAACAGCAGCGCCACGCCGCTGGGATCGGTTTGTTGCACCCGAACGACTCCGAATGGGTTCGGATAGCCGCTGATCGTCACCTTGTCGCCTTGGCGCGGCACAAAGCCGGTCGCACCGATCAGAAGCGTCTTGGCGACGTTGATTTCCTGCCCGTTCTGCATGAAAGCGCGGCTCGTCTTTGTCGAAACGACGGTGGCGGGATAGTCCTGCGTCCGCGTCGGGGCGCTGCTGTTCGGGCTATCCGGCTGCAGCACCTTCTGCGTGAAGATGACCGAAAAACCGGCTTCTGCAATGCCTGCGATGGCATCCGCAATGATGCTCTCCGTATCGAGGGTCATGCCCGCACCATCCGATTGCCCGGCAAGATCAGCCCATAAAGCCGATCCATCGCAAGCGTCACGACTGGCCGGTTTGCCGACACGGTGTTGCCGCCGCCCGCCGGGGTCCAGGACAGAACGTCCAATTGCGTCAATATTTTCTGCGCCGCGATTGTGATTGCAGGCGACAGGCCGCCAGGTGACGCCAGTTCATAGGTGGTCAGCATGTGCTGCGCTTCGATCACCTCAACGGGGATCGTGTTGGCAGTGATCGTCCACCCGCTCTTGTCCTCAACCCATGCGCGAGGCCATGCCAGCCCCTGCAACTGCCGACCAAAGCTTTGCAGCCCCTTCCACGGCAGAGCTTCCATGTACCTCACAGCGCGGCGGATTGCGGCTTCCTGCAGGGTGGTCGTGCCGGACGGGGCCGACCCATAGAAGTTGGTGTACCACGTCACGTAGGCCGAAGCGTCCGCATAGGCTTCCGCGTTCAAGACGCCCGCACCGGTTTCAAGAATGAGTGACATGGTTGATCCTGACCTTGATGATGGGGCGGATTCCGCCGCCCCACTGTGAAGATCAGCCCTTCGCCTTTTGGACGGCGGGTTCCTGCTTCACGACGAAGCCGTAGCTTTGCCATTCGGCAATGTCTTCCGGCGTGTCGTTGACGATGATATCCCCCACATCGTCGCGGGTCATGATGATCGTTTTCATAATTGCTCCTATCAGCCCAACAGCAGGGCCACGCCTTGCGGCTTCCAGACCTTGGCCTTGTAGAAGGCTTCCAGCATGATCAGGTTCTTGTTGAACCCCTTGTAGAACGAGAAGGTGAACGCAAGGCCCGAGCGCGGGTCTTGGATCACCATCGTCTCCGTCGCTGCATCGCCGCCCAATGGCTTGTTCGGCGGCCGCACGGCCAGTTCAACCGCGCCCTGCCAGAGCGCCACGTTCGGCGCGTAGGTGCCGCCGATGGTCATGGCGGTGGCCGAGGCGGGGATGGCTTGGCGAAGGCCGGGCGCTTGCAGAACAATGGTGCCCGGTGCCGCGACACCCGTCGCAACCACATACTTGTTCGTATCGCCGGCAAATGTCACGACGTCGCCCGCAAGCACGGTGCCCGAACCGATGATGATGGGAATCGACGTCGTGCCAACGGCAAAGCCCGCCGCCGTGGTGGTGTAGCTGGTGCCGGTGCCCTTGGTGAAGTTCGTGATCTGCGCCGATTCCTTGAACATGAATCCGTGCAGGTTCATCAAGGTGCCTTGGCGCAGCATTTCCTCGGTGCCGGCCTCGTTCACCTTGTAGAGCGTGGAAAGGTTCCGCATGGCGGTGCCGGCGGTGGTGTTGAAGACCACCGAATTGCGGCCATCCATCGGCAAGCCGTTGTCAACCATGATCTGGCGCAGGTTGGCAACTTCGTTGAAATTCGATGCGAACGGCGTCGTGCCGGCCGTGCCGAAAGCGCGCGACGCGCCCAAAGCGGCAACCGATGCGACATGCGCCTCGATGGTGTCCACGGCCTTTGCAATCGCTTGCGTCATCCAGTCGCGGATGACCGCGTTGGCGCCGAAGCCGTTGTCCAGGTGCTTGTAATCCTCGCCGGACAGCGGAATGTCCTGCCGCACGTATTGGTCGAGCGTCATGGTCAGGGTGTCAACCGTCTGATCGGTGCCCTCCGGGATCGTCATGGACGGCGCATAGCTGGTCACGGTCGTCGGTTGTCGCGTGGCGAAGCTGCGGACGGTGTCGTTGTAGGCGGCCGTTTCAGCGCCCGCGTTGAGCGTCACGGACGGAATGAACCCGACCGCGTTGCGGACGACGGTGTCCATCGAATGATAGATATCCGGGGCCATGCTGGTGAGAATGTTTGCCATCTAGGGTTACTCCTGTGCGATGGGGGTTGATTTGCCTGCCCCCATCGCGGGGGTTCGGCGGGTTAGTCAGAGACGTGACCGCCAGCCTTGCTGAAGGCCATGCGGTCGGAGTGGCTCATGGCAATGAATTGCGCTGTCGAAAGCGTCTTGCTGGTTGGCGTGCCGCCCGTGGTGCCTGCCGTGCGCCCCGTGCCGCCTTGGCCTTGGTCCGCGACGGCGTAGGGGCGTGCCGTCGCCAACGCCTTGGCCAGATCGGCCAGTGTTGCGCCGCCGTTTGCGCCTTGGCCGATCATCGGCTTGCCGTCCGCGCCGATCACTCGGATGCTCCCGTCATCCTCGATCTGCAAGTGCTGGCGTGCGATGGTCGCCAGATCATCCAGCGCCGACGGAATGACGCCGACCTTGGCAAGCTCGCCGCGCATGTCGGCCGTGGCACGCTCACCGACGATCTTGGCCAGTTGCGCCTTGAAGCCGGTTTCCTTGGTTGCATAATCAGCGCGCATCTGTTCGATGATTGCCGGATCAGCACCCTTGGCCAACTTGGCTTGCACTTCGGCAGGATCGGTCCCCAGCGCTTCCCACGCTTTCAGCGCCTTGCGCCGGTCAATGGCTTCCTGCTGCGCCGTGACGGCATTGCCCTTGACGCCCTCGAAATCCGTTGCCACTTTCGCGAGGTTGAGTTTCACCTTGCCATCGGCTTCAACGGCAAAGGGTTTCAGCACCTCGGGCAAGACAGAGGTGTCCGCCAGTTCGATTTCCATGTGTCAGCTTCCCGCTGTTACAGCACCATCCCGGCGCCGGTTGTGGGCGTCACGCCCGCCTGCATGGTTGCGGCGTTCTGGAACGGCGCTCCCATCTGGTCCGCCTCGATGCGGGCCATTTCTTCCTCAACGGTGATATCGCTGCGCACGAGGCCCAGACGCTGCATCGCCTCGATAAAGGCTTCCCGCGACATGGCACCGGCCGTCACGGCCTGCACCATCGCCAGAAGATCACGCGCCTGGAACGGTTGCGTGCCGAAGTCATCGTTGACGTACACCGAAGGGTCATAGCCGGAAATGCCGCCGAATTGGCACATCCAGCTGATTGCCTGTTCAATCGCATCGCGCAACGCATCTGCCATCATGGCCAGTTGCGACGTCTCTTTTGCCGCGTCCAGCGCCTCACCCGTGGCGGACTGGTTGGATTGCTTGGGAGTCAGCAACTGTAGGCCGAATGCCTCCATGCTGAATTCCATGTCCTTCAAGCCCTGCCGGGCCTGCGCAATTGCGCCGTCGCCCTTCGGCTCAACCCATTCCAAACGAGCGTTCGGATCGGTGGAAACCGTCAACGACGCGCCGCCCAGAACGATGTCTTTCGCCTCCAGCCCCGCTCCGAACAGGATCGGCGTCAAGGCATAATGCTGCGAGTGCGTCACGTCGGAAAGCGTCTGCCAATGCGCGATATTCATATCTGCCAGATCGGCCAGAACCGGATCACCGGCAAAGAATTCGTCGCGGTTCGCATAGAACGGAATGACCGGGATTTCCGGGATCGAAGCCATGAACGGCTCGCCCACCATCGTCCATTTGTTGATTACATCGCCCTGTTTCGCCTTACGAAAGATGCGGGTTTGCACGCCGTTCGGCGTGCGGTCCAGTACCCTGATTTGCTCAATCTCAACGTCGGAAAACTCGTCTGATGGATCGGGTTCAGTCAAGCATTCCAGGATGCGGATTTGGGTCAGCCGCACCACGTTGTCTATTGACTGCGCCCGCCATCCCAAGACGTCTTCCACACTCAAATGCACAAGGAATGGGCGCAAGTTTTGCGCCTGCGCCTGCGCCTGAGTGACCAAGCCGTCACGCCGCGGCGCGTCGACCATGATGTAGGCGATGCCAGGACCGGCAAGTGCATCCTCGAAAACCCGCCGTGCAAAGGTCGAAAGGTCATTACCCTGCAGATCGATATTCTTGCACCAATCCTGCAACTGCTGTGGCGGGTGGTCCTGCAACTCCACCGGCTTGCCGAAAACGCGGCCAGTCATGTCCTTGACCGTCTTACGGTAGGCGTTGAACAGCCACGACATTTTCAGTCGGGCGCGGTATGCCTCGATGTCCTCGGCCGGAAAGCGCGGAAGATAAAGCTCTCCCGCCTTGCGCAATTCCTCTGCGCCGCCCATGAGCGCGCGACCGCGCTTGCTGTCGGCCAGCATGTCGGTCACTTCGCCCGACTGTTGTGCGACGGCATCGGTCAAAGGCGCAATCCTCGGGAAACGGTTTCGCCGCGCTCCATCAACTCCGTGAGCGCCCACACCAGCGCATCCACGCGGTCGGGCGATCCTTCGCCGATATATCCGCTCAAGGTCATCTGCATCATCTGATCCTCAAGCGCCTCAAGCCCTGCGGCATGGGTCACGCGGCCTTGCTCGTATAGCGCCGCAACCGGTTCAGCCCGAATGCTCTTGCCGCGCGAGGCGGTCACAAGCTTGACGTTGGCGCTGCGGTCAACTGTGCGGATCACGCTGGCCACCATGTCGCCGCCGAAGTTCCGTTCTGCTACGATCACATTCGCCCGGTGCGTTCGGTAGCGGTCAACCGCGCGCCGCGCCCAGCCTTCCGGTGACAAGCGGCAGGTTGCATCCTCAAGCACGTAAAACCGCCCGTCCGCACCTTTGGCCGCTACCACAAGGCCGATGCTGTCCGCACTGTCGTCCTCTGCGCCGCTGGCCCCGCTTGGATCAACGGCCACAACGATGCGCGCGAGGTCAGGCGCTGCACCGTGCAGGATGGCTTCTCTCTTCCATAACGCGCCCGGCGCATCATCTAGAATTTCCGCGAACAACTCTTGCCGTCCGAGCCGCGTGCCCTCGTATTTGTCGCGAATGGTCGCAATGAAGGATGCAGGCAGGTTGGCGGCATTGTCGAATGTGCTGCCTCGCGTCACCCGGTTGCGCGGGTCTTTCACGAGGTTGCGAATGATCGGCACGGGTCGCGGTGTCGTGGTCACGCAAGCCTGCGGGAATGCACTCAGGCGCAAACCGAATTGCAGGTTATCCCACGTGTCTTGCGGATAAGCATACTTGGCAAGTTCGTCCACAAGTGCCGTGTCATGTTCCGGGCCGCGCAACTGATCCGGTTCCGTGCCGTTATATATCGTCGCCACCGCGCCGTTTGGCCATGTTAGGCGGCGCTTTGACGGCTCGTAAAGCGGGCGATCATCCTTGGGGCTTACCGCGAGAATGCCCGACTTGCCCTCGACCAGAACGTCACGTGCATCTGCGGCAGTTTCGGCCACGATAGCGATGCGGCTCGCCCCGGCCTTCCACTTCTCACGTAACCATTCGGTGCCGGATCGGGTCTTGCCGAAACCGCGCCCCGCCAGGACGAGCCATGTTGCCCAGTTGCCTTCGGGTGCGAGTTGGTTTGGACGCGCCCAATAGTTGCGCCACTTCCAGTTAAGCGCTGCCCTTGCTTCCACCGTCAGGCTGTTCAGTTCCCGCTCGCGCACTTGCGCTGGCTGCGAGGCTAGCCATTCGGCTGGCGAAAGCATCAGCATCTCGGGTTGCATCCTCGGACTGCACTTTGACTTCGGACTTGGCTGGTTGGTCCAAGCCCAAGAGCTTCACCTTTCCTGCAATGGCGGAAACGGCTGCGCTCGGGTTGTTCACTTGCGCGGCCAGTTGACGAGCTTCCTCAAATTCCGCGAAAGCTTGTTCAACGGTGTAGAGGACGCGATTGACGGCGCGGTTGCGCAGCGCATCAACCCTTGCCGCGACCTTGCTGTTATCAAGCAGGCGCGAGGCATTGCTCCAGATCGTCTGCGGAGCCATCTTCTCTGCGCCGTATGCCTGCCGATATGCAGCGGCGGCATTGCCCAATTCGACATAGGCCAGCGCGAAAGCTTCCTGCTTTGGCGTCAAGTTACCCATGATGGTGAACCTCGCGCATCCCGCGCCTGTGGCCTTGCATCCCGCATGACCTGTTTCGACGTTGCCCGCGCTAGTGCCAGACAACTGCGGAGAGTTTACCCACCGGCTTCCGCAACGACATCGCCTATATGGCAGATCGCCCGCGCCCCCAGTGCAAGGCGCTGTCGCCGGGCATTATGCCTAATCCCCCGCCCTACGTCAACAGGTTGTGTCAAGTGCTTTTTTGCAACCGATCCACCGCAATTTCCGTTTCACGGCCACCGAGTAGCGGGATGAAATACCGGGCCACGCCATTGTGGATCGCCGTCACCTGCACGGTCCAGCCTGCGGCCACGCCGTCGCAGATGCGCGCCATATCGCCGGGGTGGACGGTGTTGGCCTCTCGGATCGCGGCCATGCGACTGGCGAGGAAATGCGGCATGTCGGCCATTTCGGTCATGGCGCGCTCTGGGATAGCATAGGGCTTGCCGCCTTGTGCGATCACCTGTCCGACCTTTTTGGCCAGTAAATCCCACTGTGGAAAGCCTGTGAACAGTCCGAACACGTATCCGCCGATGACGCTGCGCTCAACTTGACAGGTGCGGTTCGGCCCGCGTGCAATCCGATGGTGGACGATCTTGGTCGGAAACCATGCCGTGACGCCATCGGCCTCGAGTTGGGCGCGGGCAGCACGGTCGCCGCCCTTGAGGTTGCAGAAGCCGAACCAGAGCGGCGCGTGCATGGCGGCTTCCTGCAGGCGTCGTGGTCGCGGAGGCGCGGGGATGGTCTGGCCGATGTGGTAGGTCATGCGCTTGCCGCCTTCGGACCGATGGCCTTTTTCAGCGCCTCGATCCGCTTGACGATTGCCGAGGCTTGGTCGCGGTGATCGCGGAATTCCCGGAGCGCCGTCGTCAGATCGGCTTGGCGCTTGTCCACGTCACCGGCGCGGCGGGTGAATTCGTCGGCCCATTTGGCAACCTCTGCGGCCAGCGTGTCGAGTTCGGCGTTGCCACCATCGGGGCCGAACAGTTCCTCGCGGATTTCGGCAACCCAGCCTGGCATGACACTGCCGCCAAGGACTTCAGCAATGGTTTTGTCCGTGTCGGACCCGCGATATCGCCCGGCTGTCGTGTCATAACTGAAGGTTAGCAGTTCCACGATCTGGCGCTTGTCCTCGCGGGTTGGCTGTCGGTTTGGGGTTACGACTGTCGGCATGGGTGCCTCCTGTTTGGATTTCCGTTTTGCTTCACATTTGTCGCAGCGCAGCACGCCCTTGACGTAAGCCCAGCCATAGGACTGCGCCTTGGCTATGGCCTTGCCATCGCTTTCCAGCACGATCTTGGCTTGGCTCGGTTTCCAGCCATGAGAGCTTGTGACGTGCTGCGCTGCAAAACTGAGTTTCACGCCGCAATCGTCGCAGGTGCATTCCGCCATTTCACGGCCATTGATGTGAACGGCTTTTATCATCCCTGTTTCCCCTTGCTGACCGGCATGGTGAGCTGCAGCCACCATTGCACCGGGTTCTTGATGCCGTGCCGCGCGGCCCATGCGTTCAGATCGGCGTAGCGCCCGCCCGTGTCGTAAAGTTCCTTGCGCGCCACGTCGCAGAGACGGGACAAAAACGGTGAGCAGAAACCCGCAAAATTTCGCGCTACAGCGTCGGATTGCGTTTTGGCCACGTGGGTAGCGGTAAGTCTCGACTTCGCGCTGTATGGTGCCTCTGACGCGATGCTGAAGGCCATGACGTTCCGGGGCGGAGGTGCGGTCGGGTTTGGCGGCAGTTTACCATCGCGGCGCAGGCGGGAGATGTGTCCGTGTATGGTACTTTCGGCGCATCCGAAATGCCGGGCGGTGCCGGCTTGGGTCATGCCGGAAGCCAAGAGCCGGATCAGTTCGGCCTGATCAACCTTGGGTGTCGATTTCTGGCGGTGGAGTTCCGGCGTGCGGGCGTATGCGAAGGTGATGGCTTGCCTGGAACATTTGAAATGCTCTGCCATTTGCGCGCGGGTCATACCCTTGGCCGCGAACTCCAGCAGTTTGTCGCGGTCGATTTTGCGGATCGGATCCGTCATGGCGCTGCCTGCCGATCATCGTTTCCGATCTGGCGGGCCTCATAGGCGATCAGAAAGGCGATGCAGCAGCCCGCATGGTACAGATGCGGCAAGCCGCTCTCAGGATCGAGATGCTGCCCGGCCCACCAAGCCCACATATGCCGCATGAGCGCACCAAACACGCGGCCCCAAGACATGCCTTTTTCCCAATTGCGCGGGGCATACTTCGCCGCACCGTATGTCAGCACCTCGGAAACGCCCATCAGCAATTCAGGCGGCAACAGGTCCATGCGCGGCTTGCAAGCGTCGTCTTTGCGACCCTGACTTGCCAGCGCAAGTATGGTTTGGTCCTCAAATTCGATTTCGACTGGTCCCCGATCAGTATGGGATTTCGTCATTTAAGCTCTCCTCCAGTTCTGTGCGTTGGCGAGGCTTGGCTTCTCTGCCGGGGAAGGCGCGTTTGGCGTCTGCCACCAGCCCGCGATAGGCTTTGAGCGCGTTGGCAATCTCACGCGGGCTGAACAGCGCCAGACCTGGCATGGCGGCTTGCGCGGCCGGCCAATCTCCGCCCTCGCGCATCAGGCCGAAGCGAAAGCCGTCCACGTCGAAGGTCCAGACCTCGGGTTGCAACGGCTGGTGCCCGGCTTCCCGCGCCAAGGCATCCATGCGCCGCAGGTTGGCGATCAGGATGGCGACGACGGCGGCGGTCGACTCCGGGTCCGATGCGACGATGGCCGCATTCAGTTCGGCCATGCGCGCCCCGTATTTGGCGGCGACGGCTGGGGTCTGCAATTCGACCAGGCGGTCGACGCCCCAGATGCGGTCCATGTCCATGGCCACCCGATCAAGCGGGCCGAGGGCGAAGTCACAAGCGATTTCCTTCGGCGTGACCTGTGAGCCGTAGGTCAGGCGGTCGTGTTTCTTTTGACGATGCGGTGCGGTCATACTTCACCGTCCTTTTCACACTCATCACACACACCCCGTTCTAAGAAACGGGGGGTTGTGACAGAATTGAGTTTCTCACACTGGTCGTCACACATACGTCACACCTTTTGTCTTTGAACATCAATGGCTTCTGCGATTTCGTCACAAGTCGTCACATGGTGTGACACGTGTGACGGATCGTGTGACGCCGGGCCTTCGCCGTCACACTTTTCGTCACACTTTTCAGGGGTCGATTTCGGCAGCAAAATGCCCTCCGTTCTCGATAATTTCGCAGGCGCGCTCGCCGTCTTTGGTGAGTTCCCAATTTGTGCGGAACGGCTTCACCAGCTTCTGGCGTTCCAGCTTCTGAATAGCGCGCTTGACCTTTTGCGGGTGGTTCAAGCCTACATTCACGCCGCGCTGCGCATAGGAGATTTCCGGCTCGCGCTTGATGCTGAGAAGCAGCTTGTCTTCAAGGCTGAGATTGGCCGTTGCGATTTCCATCGCCCGCATCCGCAGGACCGGCTTAGCTAGGATGGTCGGCATGACCCGGCCTTGGTTGTCACAGATCAGCGCGCTTTCGTGGCGCATGAGTTCAAACGTCATCGGTTCAAATTCGGGGCCACGAAACTTGCCTTGCCAGTGCAGTGACAGCAGTCCGCCTTCGTTCCATAGGGTCAGGTTGCCGTCTATTTCGTTCAGCAGGCTTGACCCGCCCTTGGGCGTCAGGTTGCCGCGCGTGGCATTCTTGACCGGGTGCGCCGGCATGATGACGGCGGGCTTCGCGTCGAAGGATGCGACCTTGCGAACCACGCGGGCGAAGTCCAGCGCCTGGGCGTTGCTGTTCTCATCGTCACCGTCGAAGTAGGCGGCGAAGGTGTCGATAACGACAAGGATCAGATTCGGTAGTTTGGCGGCTTCCGTCCGAAGCTGATCCAGATCAGCGCGGATCGAGAATGTGCCTGCTATGAAATGAAGGCGACAGTTGGCCGGGTTGACCTGGTAGAATTCCATCGTGGCGATGACACGGGCGCGAACGTCATCGGGGTTCTCACCGGCCAGGAACAGCACATCACCGGCTTCAACTTCCTTTTCGCAAAAGGTGGTGCCGGTCGCGATGGAAGTCGCCGCGTAAAGCATGACAGCGGTTTTCCCGCTGCCCGTTGGGGCGGTCAGTGTGTAGATGCGCCCGCGCTGGATAATGCCGTCGATGATGTATTCGGGAGCGACGAAATCGGCGGTAAAATCATCGGCTCTCTGGACGCGCCATGCGCCTGCGGTTGGGTCTGGGTCTGAAGCTGTCGGCGCTGGCGCATGATCGAAGTTTGGGGCGTAGGCCGCTGGTGGTCGGAAGAACTTCGCATAGGCGCTCTCGATCAGCTTCTCGACGCCTGCATCCCAGACCGGGCAAGCTTCTCGCACGATGGCTTCGGCAAGTGACCGTGGGACGCCAGACCCGGCCAAGCTGGCCGACAGGCTGCGAACGCCGATGTGTTTCTCGCCGTCGGTGCGGGCGCGGCGCAGAATGTCGGCGTAGTCCGATGCTGACTTGTGGTCGCTGCCCGTGTCGATCTGGAAACTGGCAGCGGAGTCCGAACGGAGTTGGACCGGAGTTTCCATGGTGTTAGACCCAAACACCCGCGCCATCTGATCCATCGTCACCGGTTGACGCGCATCTGGGAATCGCGTCTTGATCTGTACCAGTTCCGGCACATAGCCGCGCGCCCGCTTCTTCTCGAATGGGTGGCTGATCGTGCCGCCCACGCGCATGATACGAGACGGGTTGATTACGCTGGCATCGCTGCCAAAGAACGCGGCAATGGTCTGCTGCATGGCCCTCCAAGTGTCCAGATCGCGGCACGGCTCTTGCAGTTCCCAATAGGTATGGACGCGAGTGCTTGGCTTGGTGCCGGTGATGACGGCCATCGTCCACTTCGGCCCTGGGAACCGTCGCACATTGTCGGCGGCAACCTCGTCGTCGCAGTCTGCCCAAAGGTAGAAGCTGGCGGCGATATCCTTGTCGGTCGCGCTGCCTTTGCAGGCTTGCCGGATCGGATTGCGGACGGCGTAGATATTGAAGCCAAGTTGATTCATGTTAGCGCAGTGCTCGACTGCATCGTCCAACATGTCAGGAGAATACTTGACGATCTGAGGCTGCTTGTTTTCTGCGAATGCGCGGATTTCCAGCATGACGGGTTCGGCAAGTTCATGCCAACGCGCAACCATGACCGACAGGTCGCGGCGAATAGCGTCAAGATCGGCTGTCAGCAAAATCTTTGGGTCCAACGCTTACGATCCTACCGCTATGCGTTTTACCGCGCCCCGGTCAGGGCGCGGCGGCTTTGGTGTTAATTCAGAAGTCGGCGTCTGCTGTTGCAGGTGCAGGCTTTGTGGCGGCCTTGGGCGGAGGCACATCCCCGAAATCGTCATCGTCCGCTGCGATCGTTTTCGACGCGGGCGCGACCTCGTCAAAGTCGTCCAGCCCGTCGCCGCCGTAGACGGCTTCGACCACCTGCACGGTGTCCAGAAGCAGGCTGATGCCGCCCTTGCCGTCTGGGTCTTGAACGGCGAATGCCAACACCCGCAAATTGCCTTTCGACCCGCTCCAGATCGTTTTGTCGACAAGCGGCTGCTTCGCACCGTCGATGACCACAGGCAGTTTGTTGATCCTCCCGTCGTTGCTGACGGCCCGCTTTTTCGCAGTGAACCTGACGGTTCCTGCTTCCTCGTCTTTTTTCATGCCGAAAACAGAAGAAAACGCCGGAAGCTTCGTGTTGTGCGCGCGGGTCACCTCGTAATGCTTCTTGAGTTCGCCGTGCAGAGCCTTGGCGTCCGCCATGCTCATGTCCCATGCGATGCTGTAGCCAGCGTTTGCCACGGTCGGCGCACAGGATTCGGTGCGTTTTTCCTGGCTGTTGTAGCGGTAGGGCTGATCCAGGCGCGGCCAGTAGAAGGTCACGTCCTTGATCAGGATTTTGAGAAAGTCGGACTGCGTAGACATTTAGGTTTTACTCCGTATGCATTCCGGGAAACCGCCCCGGCGCGGATCAAGGGCGGTCGCGCCAATTGGCGTAGGCCGTCCAGAATTCGTCAAAGAGGTCGGGATGTTCGGTGCCAAGGCAGGTCAGGAACCGCATCCGCGCGATGACATGCTTGCGCACTGTGTCCAGTTTTTTCGGACCACGGGGATCTTCGAGTTCCGCGATGATGGCTTGCGCGAACTCTACCACCGCGCGCTTCCGATCGCTGGAAACGTAGAAATCCAGATAGGCCGAGTCGATGAAATCAAAGGCTGTCGGAAGGTGGCTCAATTCCCCAGTGTCGATTTCAAAACTGCTCATTTGTGTTTCCCCATTCCGAACCATGCAATCAGAGCAGCTTCGGCGCGGCCGTCATCCTTCTTGCGCGTCCATTGGCTTGAACATGCGGGGAAGAATTGCGAAGCCTTGGCGCGGCTTTCGTCCTTGTCGGGCGACAGGTTGAGAGCCTTCTTCCATTCGGACGGACGGCACTCGAAGGTCGGAATATCGCGCCAAAGCAGCGCAGAGTTCAGCGCGCCGAAGTTTTCGGCCATGACCACAATGTGTTTTGTTCCGACCATTTTAGGGTAAAACGGCGTTTCGACCATCGCGGCGACGACGGGCGGAAGGCAGCAGAGAAGGTCGTGCAGGCCGGAAATCGTGTCCGGCATATCATGCGTTTCGACAGTCATTTGCGCCTTATTCAACACGGCGAGCGCACCCGATCTGCCTGGGTCAATTCCAAGGAACAGCATCATGCGCGCGCCCCAAAAGCCCCCGACGCAGAAGCGCCGGGGAGTTCGACTTGAGGACAGAACGACGTGCCTTCCGATACGAGGGCCGGCGCGAAACCGGCACCCGTGAACTGTGGCGGGCCGCAGCCATCACTCGCAGGGCTGAGAGCGTCAGCCAGCGCAATCCCGCCGTCATGGCGGGAAATGGGGTAAGTAGTCATTCGGCGGCCTCGCTGAACATGTCCCGCTGCCGCACGTGATCAAGGCAGTTCGGGCTGAACCAAAGGCGCTCCTTGCTGGAGTTTTCCTCGCCGCGCCCACCGCGCCCGCCGCCAAATCCGCCTGATGTTTTCCATGCGTGGACGCGCCAGCCTTGATCTTCCAGCCGGTTGTGTTCGCCGTCATAGCCTGCAAGCACGATGCGCAAGGATGGGTCGGACCCGTTGGCTTCGCACCACGCCAAGACATCCTTGGCGCAGGGACTTTCGTTGGCGTAAACGGCGGTGCGCATGTCCATGTCATAAGGCGGGTCAAGGAACACACCGCAGACGCCTCCCGCTGATCGCAAGACGCTCGGGCCGGTGATGCGGGACCAATCGCCGCAAGCCACGCGCACATCGGCGAGGCGCTCGGCCAGTTCGGCGAACCAGTCGGCAAGGAAGGCTTCGCGTTGTCCGTTCGGCAGTTTCCGATTGACGCCTTTGCCGGTGTCCCCCAGATGTGGCAGTTTCCGATTGACGCCTTTGCCGGTGTCCCCCAGATGTGGCAGTTGCCGGTCGACGCCTTGGCCGGTGTCCCGCTTTTGAAACACCCCGCCTTCGGCAATCCACGGCCCCTCACCGCTGCAAAAGCCGCTGCCGATCCAACAGTTGATACCCCACATCCACCAGCCCGCCGCCTTGGCGTCAAACCAATCCGGGTCTGCCATAAGCCGCTCGGTAATGCCGGTCTTTGCATTCACCAACCAAAGGTGACGGGCATGTAGATCAGCCTCATTCACCGGGTTTGCGGCATGATGTGCTGTTGCCGCCGGGTCTAGTTTGATGGCACGCCATGCATTGGCCAAGAGACCGTCAGCATCATTGACTGTTTCACAGCCGGGCTTTTGGGGGCGCCGCAGCAGTACCGCGCCGGAACCGAAGAACGGCTCGACATAATGATCCACGTCGCCAAGAGCGTCCCAGATGATCGGGGCAACACGGCGCTTCCCGCCGAACCAAATGAACGGGGCGTCTGTCATGCTTGGAATTCGTTCCGTCCCGACTGGCCGGGGGCCAGGCCAGCCGGGACGGTTGCCAGCACCGGGGAGGAGGTCGGCGCGGCAATGGGTTGACCGCCGCGGCGCGCTGCCACGCGTTCCCCCGCAGCGGTATCCGGGCCAGCTTGGACAGCGCCTGGATGTGAATGGGTCATCCGAAAAATCCGCCGGAATAGAGAAGCGTGATTTCGCCGACAAATGCGATGATCGGAACGATCACATCACCTTTGGCGATATTCACCACGACGCTCAGAAGGCCGAGGACCAGCAGCGTTACCTGCGGCCAGTGCAAAACGATGTTCATGCCACTCTCCCCAACAGGATCGGCAGCACGTCCGGCTCCCGATCAACCAACATCAGAACTGTTTCGACGGGCGGGCTGTTCTTGCCGGCCAGCCAGTCACGGGCCTGCCGCTCGCTGCAGCCGATGCTCCACATGATCAGCGTCAGATCGCCGTTGAAGTGCGACCGCAGGAACGCAGCCCAGCGATCTGGAAAGACCGCCCAGTAGCGGTGCAAATCGACGGGGAATGTCCCGCGAGACGTCGCAGGCACTTCGGCGCCAATCTTCTGCAACACGGCAGAGGAGCGAGACAATGCAAGCGTAGCAGACGGGGTCGCCATGTCAGGGCGCCTTCGCGGCGTTGCGGCGATCTGCGATGAACCGGCGAATGCCGCTTTCCGTATCGGGCCAGATGCGCCCACCACGCCGAAGCCGTTTTACAACCTCGGAGTTCTGGGCAGCACACTTGCCGAAGTAGCTTTCGCCCATGCCGGTTTCCGCCAAGAAGGCGTCAATCTCGGAGAGCAGCGATTGATGAGGAATGATATGGTCCATGCCGCACAATGTATCCTCTGCGGCGGACCCGTCAAGTATATTCTAAAGAGGACATGCAAAAATGTCCGCGCTGGAAGATGCCATCGGCATGGATGCGAGCGATTGGCGTGCAAGAATGGTCGAGGTGATGGACGGCACGGGCCTGTCCATGCGCGCGCTATCGTTGGAGGCAGGCTGTGCCGAGGGCTATGTGCACTCGATCCTGAAGGACGGCAAGGAACCGGCCTTGGGAAGTATGGCAAAGCTATGCCAGAGGATGGACGTGTCTCTGGCATGGTTACTCTATGGCTTCGCCATCACCCCTAAGACGGAACGTCTGGTTCGGCTGTCGGAGCGCGATCCGGCGACATGGGACGGTCTTTTGGCGATTCTTGAGGATCGCCGCCCAGCCTGAGCATGTCGGCCAGGTCGGCCCGCTCCTGTTCAGTCATTGAATCTATCGCGGCAATAAAGTCTGGAACCAGCATTTCGTCCCGCCCGAACTGCGGAAACCCTAGCAATCGTTGAGGCTGGTTACTATCCTAACATGCTGAAACAATCATGTTTTGTTGGTCACAAGGATAGGAATATGATCGCAATTCTCACGCGGAAGGTGATGATTCTTGCGGCGGCGGCTGCATGTGCGGTTGTGACCGGATGCGCCGCGCCGCCTGATCCGGCCACAGTGCAGAGCCTGAGCCTGCATGACCTATGCTGGTCAATCAACAGCGCTAAGATCGTCGGTCACGGCGGCCTGGTGGCCGGGCTGGGCGAACTGCGGCGGCGCAAGCTGTTCACCGAGGCCGATATCTCCGCCATTGGCACGCGGCAGATTTTCATCGGTATGAGCGAGTCGGCGATGGTCTGCGCCTTTGCCGGCGTGTTCGACGCGGTGAACACCACCCGCACCGCCTATGGCGTCGACGTGCAGTATGTCGTCACCAGCCTTTACGGCCCGTATATCTATACGACGAACGGCAAGGTCACAGCCGTCCAGGACTGACGCCCGCCGCAGCGCATGATCAGGTCCCGTCGCTAGGCGGGGCTTCTTTCTTGATTCGCCGCGCCGTGTCGAAAACATCTTCTGCGGCGGATATACCTGTTGACATGGGTCCGCTGTTGAGGATACTATCTCCCCCAAGGTACGACGCTAAGGGGGATGAAGATGACTAAGCCACTGACGCGCACCACTCCCACCCTGTATCACTACATCGTTGATAAAAGGGTGGCGGGACCAAACCCGGATATCACCGGCGACTGTTCCTGTCTGCTGGGTGACTGCACCGACCTACGGGGCGACTGCACTGGCCTGTGGGGCGACTGCACTGGCCTATGGGGCGACTGCACCAACCTACGGGGCAACTGTACCTTGCTGCAAGGCGACGTCTCCTGCCTGTGGGGCAACTGTTCTGACATATGGGGCGACTGCACCAACCTGCGGGGTGACTGCACCTTCCTGCGGGGTAACTGCACCTACCTGAAGGGCGACTGCACCGGTCTGCGGGGCAACTGCACGGACCTGCGGGGCGACTGCTCCGGCCTGTGGGGCGACTGCACCGGTCTGCGGGGCGACATTGATGCTATCCCAGCGTCCGCCCGGCCCTGCAATCTGTCGGATTGGGTGCAAGAATGACCAAGCCACTGACGCGCACCACTCCCGCCCTGTATCACTACATCGTTGATAAAAGGGTGACAGGGCCGAACCCGGATATGACCGGCGACTGTTCCGGTCTGCGGGGCAACTGCACCGGCCTGTGGGGCGATTGCACCGGCCTGTATGGCGACTGCTCTGGTCTGTGGGGAGACTGTTCCGATATATGGGGCGACTGCTCCGGACTGCGGGGCAACTGCTCCGGCCTGCGGGGCGACTGCACCGACCTGCGAGGCAACTGTACCTTGCTGCGGGGCGACTTCGCCGGGCTGCGGGGCAACTGTTCTGACATATGGGGTGACTGCACCTTCCTGCGGGGTGACTGCACCTTCCTGCGGGGTAACTGCACCTTCCTGCGGGGATACTGCACCTACCTGCGGGGCGACTTCTCCGGCCTATGGGGCGACTGCACCGGCCTGCGGGGAAACTGTTCCGGCTTGTGGGGCGACATTGATGCTATCCCAGCGTCCGCCCGGCCCTGCAATCTGTCGGATTGGGTGCAAGAATGACCAAGCCACTGACGCGCACCGCGCCCGCCCTGTATCACTTCGCCGATGGCGTGATGGTGATGGGGCCGAACCCGGATATGACCGGAGACTGTACCGACCTGCGCGGAAACTGCACCGGCCTGTGGGGCAAATGCTTCGGCCTATGGGGCAAATGCTCCGGCCTGCGGGGCGACTGTTCCGGTCTGCAGGGTGACTGCACCGACCTGCGGGGCGACTGTTCCGGCCTGCGGGGTAAATGCACTGGCCTGCGGGGCAACTGCACCGGCCTGCGGGGAAACTGTTCCGGCCTGCAGGGCGACATTGACGAAATCCCGGCCTCGTCCCGGCCCTGCGATCTGTCGGATTGGGTGCAAGAATGACCGAACGCAAGCCCAAATCTGCCGCCTATGTCCTGCGCACCTGCGCAGCCGGCATGACCAGCTATGGCGGTTTTGTCTGTCCCCGATCCGGGATGGTAGAATGCCATGATTGGCAACCCACGCCCGAATGCGGAAACGGCCTACATGGGTTTCTGTGGGGCTACGGTGATGGATTTCTGGCCGACTGGTCATATGATGCGGTTTGGCTGGTGGTCGCAGTTGAGGATTGGATTGCCCTGGAAGGCAAGGTCAAGTTTCCGCGTGGCGAGGTCGTGTTCTGCGGTTCGAGGCTTGACGCCACGACAGAAATCATCCGCCTCGGAGCGCGGGGCGCGGTGATCGGGGCCATCCTCACTGGGGGCGCGGGGTCCACCCTCACCGGGGGCTACGGGTCCATCCTCGCCGGAGGCGAGGGGGCTACCCTCACCGGGGGCTACGGGTCCATCCTTACCGGGGGCAACAGGTCCACACTCACCGGGGGCTCATGGTCCATCCTGAGTATCAAATGGTGGGATGGCTTGCGCTATCGGATCGCAATTGGATACGTGGGCGAGGACGGCATCCTGCCGAATGTCGCCTATCGCGCAGTCGGCGGAAAACTGGTGCCGGCATGACCGACCACTCCAACATCGCCGCCGATCTGCTGCACGAGGCGCGTGTCCAGCACGCCAAAGCGCAGCGCTATGAAGCGCGGGCGGCGTACGCCGATCCAAACGACCGCAAGCGTGACATTGAGGACGCCGACGCGGCTTACGGCCAGCGCAACCATTGCCTGCGGCAACTGACCGCTATGGGAGTTAACGTGCCGGGTTGGCACCCGTGGACCCCGCAATTCGACGCTGAAACCCTCAACTGTTTTCTGACCCAGGAGTGACCGATATGCGAGATTTGGAAAAGGCGCTTGATGCGGCACAGCGGCTTGCCGCGACGCTCAGCATCGCCGTTCGCGCCGAGGAGCGCGGCATGGGCACATTCTGCGACCGCACGACGGCGCAATGGATCACGCTGTCCGAAAGCCACATGCAGGATACGGTCGAGGAAATGGGCTTCGGTCTGGCCGCTATCGGGCGGGACGCGTGATAGGCCATTTTATCGCCTGCGATAGCTGCGGCGCGACCGGCGTTGAATTGCGCGTCCGCAACAACGACGGCTGGACCGCCGACGATCTGCTCTGCCGCGAGTGTTTCGATGATCAGCGCGGCGAGGGCGACGAGTCGGAATTTACCGACCTGGTGCTGCGCCAAGTGGAAGCCAAATAATGGACGTTCTCCGCACGATCACCATGTGGCTGGGCGATTCCGAACCATCACCGCTGCCGTGCAAACTGACCGAGGCCGAACTGAAAGCCATCGGCTATGGGTTTCCGCCGCTGGAAGAGGCCCACCGCATCGCCATGCGGGCAACGAATGTCTACAATATTTGCCCGAGGGAGTGGTGATCATGAGCCAATCGCTTACGTCAATATCTGGGCTGCGGTGGTGGTCAGAGACTGAAATCGAGCTTCGGGAAGCGTTTCAATCGCGCACCGTTGCGGCGGTGAAATCCGCGCTTCTCGGGCTGAACCCGGCATGGCGGTTTGCCAGAACGGAAGGGCCGGTCCTTACGTCACAGGCCATGATGAGCGATGCCTATGAGCCCGGCGACTTCTTCCCGGTCCAGTGGCGCAAGGCCGATCAGGCATGGGCGCTTCGGGCAGAAACGACCGCCTCAAGCTATCTCGCGGCAAAGGATATGATAGCTAGGGGGCAAAAGTTGCCGCTCTGTGTCTGGCAGTCTGGGAAGTCGTTCCGCACCGAAAGCAATGACGGTGCGTCTGCGGCGAAACTACGCTTCAATGAGTTCTGGCAGTTGGAATTTCAGTGCATCTATCGCGCCGATACGAAAGCCGACTATCGCGCTGCCGTCATGCCCGCAGTGTCGACGGAGGTTCGGCGGTTTACGGGGTGTGAGACGCGCCAAGTGGCCAGTGACAGGCTGCCGGCATACAGCGAAAGTACCATTGACATTGAAGCCTTCTGGCGTGGCGCTTGGAAAGAGGTGGCGTCTTGCTCAATCAGGACCGATTTCTCCGGCGATGTGCGTGTCTGCGAGATCGCAATCGGGTTGTGCCGGGTTGCCGAAATGGCAGGGGAATTGTAATGGACATTCTCCGGAACATCACTCTCTGGCTGGGTACCGCCGAGCCGACGCCGCCGCTGCGCAAGCTGACTGAGGCCGAACTGAAAGCCATCGGCTATGGGTTTCTGCCGCTGGCACCTCAGCCGAGCGAGCAAGACGCCGGGGTGCATGTCGGGCTGGTAGTCATTCTGGCAACGATGCCCACGGTCGGTTTTGCGTTCGGCTATGCCGTCCGCTGGATGGGGTGGCTGTGATGCGCGTCCTGATCGGCTGCGAGCGGAGCGGCGTTGTGCGGCGGGCCTTCTCCGGCCTTGCCGCTGCGATGGCGGATCAACGGGGCAGATATGCCCAAGAGAGGATGAAAGTATGACAATGAACCAAATTCTGCAACGTCTTGAAGAAGGCACACTGATCCGCAACGCATGGACCGGGTACGATGACAAAGGCCGGGATACGGCTTGCCTGTATGCCGCCTTGGTTCCCGGCGCGCAATCGACGGAAGGTTGCCCGGCGCATTTGATGCCGCAGTGGGTCGCCGATCTGACGCTGTGGATTGATGACGCCGGAACGGAAGCGCGCTGGCCGGAATTTGTGACGCGGTATGCCATGGCGCAAAGCCGGTGGTCGGTTCTGACGGATGAACAATGGGCCAAGATCAGCCGCTTGTTCCGGGCTGAATGTGCGATCAGCGCACTTGCGGCGGCGGCGAAAGTTACACCTGCGGATGCGCCATATTGGCCCGCTGTTGTTGCGGCGTCCGAGGCGATTTCCGGTGCGCTGCTTGCTGGCGATGAGGCGAGTGCCGCGATGAACGATGCGGCGCGGGTGGCGTGGGTGGAGGCGGAGGCGGAGGCGGCGGCGTGGGCGGCAGTGGCGGCGTGGGTGGCAGCGGAGGCGGCGGCGGAGGCGGAGGCGGCGGCGTGGGCGGCGGTGGCGGTGTGGGTATCGGCTGGGGCGAGGGCGGCGGAGGTGGAGGCGGCTGCGGCGGAGGCAGCAGCGGATCACCTGATCAACCACTTCCTCACGCTGGTCGAGACCGAATTGGGGAGCATGAAATGAGTTAGGCACCGGAACTGATTTGGGCAACCAGAGACTTGCTTGCGATGAAAATGTTCGCAGCGTGGTGTAATGTGACGGTTGATCAGGTGCCTGACCAATTCAAACAGCACACTTGTCGCGCCACAATGGAGGCATGGGAACGAGTCTTCACTTGGCGACGGGCTTCCGCTTGAACATCGTCGCGATTTCCCCTGGCCATCGCATCGGGCTATCGAGGAACAGCGCGGAAATCAGCGCGATGATCATCCACGGCGACACCTGATTGACAGTCACCTTGCCGACGTTCTGCGCCTGCACTTGGCTAACGTCGCGGCTCTGGTGGACCGTTCCGACCGTGGAACGGCTGACGGCCTGCGAGGATGCGTCCGTGGTGCCGAGGGTCTGCGAGTTGACGGCTCCGGCCTGCACGTTAGCAGACACGCCAGAATGCCCTGCCAAGCCACCGATCAGTTTCAGGGCTGGGGAACACGCGGCAAGGGCGAGAAGCGCACAGGCGGTCAGCAGATGGGCGCTGCGGGTCATGGCTGACCACCCGTCTGCATCGGCATCATCTGCTTGAGGTATTTGTCGAACCCGAACGCGCCGCCGAAGATCACGAACGTCGGCCACATCAGCGTTTTCGCCGGGTCGACCGCGTCGGCATGTCCGTTTGCCGCCAGCCAGAATAGCACCAGATCGAACACCATCAGGGCGGAGGCGGCCTCACGGCCAAAGGATTTGCGGGTCATGCCGCCACCGCCAAGGCTTTCTCACGAACATCGGCCACCCGGCGTGTCCAGCCCGCACCATATCGGGAGAACGTCGGCAGCGACCTCAGGAAGTTCAGCCGACTGTCGAGCGCCGCATTGATCACCTGACTGGCTGCCCGGGCGCGAACGGCCTTGAGCGTGATCGGACCGATCACGCCGTCATCCGCGACCATCGCCGCCCGTTGCAGCCACTTGGCCGACTTCTTCGGCCCGCTGTTCACCGCCGCGTCGAATGCTACCAGATCGACACCTGGGGGCAGATCGTCGCAGCGCAGCGCATCCCAATATCCCTTGCGGTAAATCGCTTGCAGGTCCGCATCGCTGATGTGCAGTAGCTCGTCTTTGGTCGCCATGCGGCCCTTGAATTGCTCGTAAACCGCCAGCGTGACGCCCTTCATGGTCGCGCCACCGGGGTCTTGCGGATCATCGGCCCAGCCGCCTTCGTATTGCAGGATCAGCGGCAGGCAGACTTGAAATCGGTTGATCATTTCTTCACTCCACCTTCGGTCAGTTGCCGCAGCAGATCATTGGTTTCGTGCTGGCTGGTCCGTACCTCGTCGAGCGCATCATTCAGCGCGGGCAGTTGCGCCGTCAGGGTTGCAGCCTCGACTGCTTGGCTCTGGACGCTCGTTTCAACAGTGCGGATTTGCTGTGCCTGCGCGTCATCCGATTTGGCGATACTGCCTACCCGGCTTTCGATGGATGACGCCCACCAGATGGCGGCAGCCGATTGCAGGAACATCGCCATGATCAGCGAAACCGGCACGCTCTTGTTGAGGTGCCATGCGTTGTCGGCAGTCTCCATTCTGGCCTCACTTGGTCTATGAACGTGGATCACTCATCGCCGTTGTGATCGGTGTTTCGGGTATACCGCTCGATCCAGTCGGCCAGCGGGTCGAGAGCCCGTGCAAGCCAGGGAAACCTGGCCGCAAGCACAGTCAGGACGCGGGTCATCATCAGCCCAGCGAGGCCAGAATTTGAACATCCTGATCGGCAATCGTGTACGGTTTGTCGCCCGGAATATTGACGACGAATTGCACCCGCTTCATGCCGAAAAGCGTAGCGCCAGGCGTCCATAGGGCCGTAATCGTGCCAAGCAGAAGTCCTGCGGGCAAGTCCTGGTTCAGCAGGGCAGCGACATCGGATTGCGCTTGCGTCACCAGCGCTTCGGTCGATGTCACGGTTGCTGCGCCGACCGATCCAGAAACCGTCCCGTCGCGCGCGATGACGCCAAGAAAGGCCGTCAACGTCTTTCCGACCAGCGTTGTGGCCGGATAGATTTGCCCGGTTTTCGGATTGGTCCCCAGAGGGATTGTTGTCGTCAGTTTCAGCCCGTCGTTGTCCCAAGTGATGATGGTCATTCGGCCCAATCTCCCGTGATATTTTGCTGCGGCCATTGACCGGTAATCGATGGTTGCAGCCATGCGCCCGCTATGATCGGCATCGGCCAGATGCCCGCGATGACCGGCATCGGCCATGCGCCCGCGATGACCGGCATCGGCCAGACGCCCATGATGGGCGTTCCCGGCGTGAGGGGAACAGCGCCACCCGTTGCTGTGGCGCTATCTGTCGCCGCACCCGCCTCAACACGACCGACGGCATAGGTTGCCGTTGCCGCCTCGGCATCGGTGGCGGTTCCAATTTCGCTGGCCGTTGCCTGAAAATCGACCTGCGCCGATTTGATATCGATGGCGAAGCCGTTCTCTGTCCGGCTTGCCGCCAAAATCGCCGTGACCGATGCCGTATCGCTGGCGGTTCCTGCCTCTGCTGCAGCGGCTGCGGTTATCAGAGCCGCGCTGGATGCTTCGATGGCGCTGCCCGCCTCGGTGACAGCAGATGCCCCGCCCGTCGTAATCGTGGCGTCTGGCGCGTCCGCTGCGGTCGCTGCCTCGGTGATTGCGGCAGAAATTCCGGCGGCCTGCGGCAGCAGGGCAATAAATAGGGCCGCCGTGGGCCCGCTATCGGCCTCGGCCGGGCTGGAGGTCGCGCCGGTAGCGGTGACGATATCGAATTCCCCGGCGACGTAGCGCGCGGATGCGTTGTTCCGGCTGCGCCCCGCATCTATGGCCGAGAAGCCGGACGACGGGGTGAGCGTGCCGGTAAAGTTGCCCTTCTTGGCGCCGGCCATGAAGAACAGATGCTCTCGCTGGGTCAGGCTGCTGAACGACTGCGATCCGAAGTCGGTTCCGGTAAGGTTATTGCCGATCGGGTTGGTTGCCGGCTGGGGGTCGAGGATGATGGAATATCCGACCGCCTTGCTGAACGCCCATCCGGTTACGACCTTATCCACGCGGGCCGAAGCCAGCGTGAGGGTCATGGTGGTGCCGATAGCGTTCGCGCCCGTCGCCTCGAATAGCCACGCGGATACGACAACGCCGCTGCCGGCCGCGCCTTGGCTATCAGTCCACTCGCCCAGCTTCGTCCACGTTCCGGTGCCGCCGGACATGGATAGGTGATCGTTGGTAGCGCCGTCGACCGTGCCGAGGTTTCCGATGGAGAAGGTAAAGATAGCGAAGTCGCCCGCCGCTAGGCCGGTTGTGACAGTCGTGAAAGCGAAGGTGGCGGAGTTGACGGACGTGCCGGTCAGGCCCAGCGTACCGAGGCTCTGGATATTGGACGCGGTGACAACGGTCTGAGACTGCGTTTCCGATGCCGCCAGCGTTTCCGTTACAGTGCCGGTAATCGGGACAGATGGGCCAGCCGTATCGTCCGCAAGGGCAAGATCACCAAGGGGCGAAAAGCCGAGCATTCACGCCTCCTTTAGAAAAGCGCGGTGATCAGCACAAAGCCGTTGCCGCCCTTGCCTCCCACGCCGCCAGTTGTCCCAGCCCCGCCGGCGCCACCACCGCATCCGTGAGCGCCGTCACCGCCCGCACCACCGACGCCGGCGTTGGACGATCCGCCGCCAGACCCGCCAGAGAACGTCGGGGGGAGCCAGAGTTCGTATCCTGCGTTCCCAGGGTTCGATCCAGCCACACCGCCTGCGATGGTCGGGCAAAAACCCGCGCCCGTGATCGCGCCGCCCGCGAAGTCGGCGGAGGTTGTGCCAGCGCCGCCCGCGCCGCCGCTCAGGAACATGTTCGAGGCACCGAAGGTCACAGCACCGCCGGCCGCGCCAGCGACTGCACCCCCAGCCGCACCGGACTGTCCTGCGATGGAGACAATCTCGCCAAGAGCGGTATAGGCGCCGTTGATGTTGATCGCGCCTGCGCCGCCTGCAGCGCCGACAGCCGAGCCGGTGCCGTTGCCTCCGTTGGTGCCGTTCGGGGCAGCCAGCAGACGCTTGTCGGCCGATTCTACCCCACCGCGCAGGTTAATCGCAGTCGGGATGCCGGACCCGCCGGGCGCAGCCTGCACGAACAGGACGCTCGGCAGAACGGAGGTTGGGACGAACATCCGGGTAATTGCGCCGGACCCACCACCACCACCACCCCCGCCAGCCGCACCGGCGATACGGGTGAAGCCGGTACCTCCGGTCCCGCCGGGGCCGACAGCGAGGATTGACAGTGCAATCGCGCCGAACGGCACGACATAGGGCATCCAGAGCGTGTTTGCCGCCCCGGCCGGGTCAAATCGGGTCGTGTTGCCCTGGGGAAGGTTCGCAAGGTGAAACATCAAGCCCCCGGCGCGTTGAGGGTGTGGCCGTCCACGACAGTCATTTCGTAAGTGGCAGGCAGGTCGACCAGATCGCCGTTGGCGTCCACATAGGTGGTCGCCCATGCGGTCACGACCGTCTGCGAGGCGACTTCGCTTTTCTGCCAGACTGGGGTTTCCGTCCCGTCCTCGGCCTTGAGGATCATGGCGATATAGGTCGGGGCGGTCATCAGTAATCCCCCCCGATGCCAGCGACGGCATAGCCGCCTGCGACCGCCGTGCCCAAGGTCACGTTGATCTTGTATCCGGGCGGAATGGGCAGGCTCATCGGCACTTCAAATCCGGCAATGGCCGCGACTTCGGTGTTGGTCGTGGCCGCGAGCGAAACCTCTGCGATCAGGCAGTTGTTTGCCGCCGTCGCGTTGGTCAAACCGTTGTTGATGAAGACCCGTAGGACCGAGGCGACGTTAGTGCCCCGAGGCCGCACGATCAGCTTTTGCAGAAACGAGCCATTGGTCGCGTCAGCCGTGAAGACAGTATCGACGGTGCCGGTGCCATCCTTGGCGGTGTTCGCCGCCGTGATCCCGGCGGCCCAGATGATGTCAGGGACGCGCGTGAAGATCGGCGCTGTGTTGCCGGGCATATGTCACCTCAGTTGAAAAATGCGTTCATGTTCAGAACCGCCTGTAAGCCGTAGGTCTTGGCATCGGTCTTCATGTCGGCAGCCGCCGCGATGACCATGACCGTGGCAGAACCGGTCAGGCTGAGCAGCGATCCGGTGCTGGACTGTTCGAGGCTGCGAGACAGGGTGGTGCCAGAGGCGGTGTAAATGCCCGTGCCGATCTCCCATGCCGTCCCATCGCTGATCCGGTATCGAACCTCGTTGCCATTTACCAAACCCGCGTCAGCGAAGGTCTGATACCCGGTCGAAGCCGCGCCCAGCGTGACAGTGCCCGTCCCGGTCGTCGCCGTGGTCATCTTGGCGAGGTTGACGAAGGTCTTGGCCATCTTAGACGCTTGCGGTATAGGTGACGTTCAGCATGTCGCCGTTGGCCACCGCTTTGTTTCCGCCCGAGAAACTGCCGCAGGAATAGAGCAGCCCCGTCGCGCCGCCCTTGGTGCCAGTGTCGGTCAGGAAACAGCCGTTGATCGTCGCGGTAGCGTTGATCGTGAAAGCGGTTGCCGTGGTCGCCTTGGACCCGGCCGACGCAGCGTTGAAGGTCGGGGTCGGGCGCGCGGCGTTGGAATAGGCCGTGCTTTCGATCCATCCGGCATGGGACGCCATCGTGTCGCCCGCAGCGAAGGCAGAGAAACTCGCGTTGTCCACTAGACCTAGCTTCATCGCCGTGAATGTCGATCCGCCCAGACCGATATCCAGCAGGGCATTCTTGCCGGCCGTGGTCACCAGATTTTCGATGCTGTCCGACCACTTGACCGCGCCGTCTGGCCCGATGCATTCGACCGTGTAAATGCCGTGCGCCTCGGCCCTCTCGGCCATGCCACCGCCGGTGATCAGGGCGGCTCCGGCCAGCGCCGCTGCCGTAATGTGTTCGTTCATGGGGTCGGTCCTCTTTGGTGGATTGGAGTTGCTGCGCACCTACAAGGCGGATTCGCCCGCCCTGTAGCTGAAGAACGCGACCGCGCCGAGCAGCGCCAGGAAGGCCAGCGCAAAGACGATGGCGCGGTTCATGGCGGTGGCGGCATCTGCGACAGGCTCACCTGCTGGATCACCCGGGCCGGGATGGCCGCAATCACGCAAATGAAGGCCACGGCCACCGAGATGCCGTCGGCCTTTGCGATCAGATCGTCGGGGATGATGCCATGCGGCACCTTGGCAATCGTCTCGTGCACGGCCGCCGCCATACCGGCGATATAAAGGCACCAGAGCGACAGGGACTTCCATAGCACGTCGGCCCAGTTCTCGAT